TAGGCACCATTAAATTTGAACACCTGCCACCCGTGGTAAATCAGCACAATGAGTCTCGAATTAATCCTTGGCCCCATGTTCGCTGGTAAGACGAGTGCCCTACAATCCATCATCAGGCGCCACGAAGCGCTGGGGCTTAAATACGTTGCATTTAAGCCCCAAATTGATTCTCGCTACGGTTGCTCGGAATTCATCTTAAGTCATGACATGACGAAGGTAGCAGCCAATTCTGCGACTTTCCTACTTCCCCAAGTAAATAGCACTGTCTATAGCGTGGCAACCCTAGTCGTCATAGAAGAGGGCCAGTTCTTTAACGACCTTCATGCCTTCGTTCTAAAAGCAGTCGAGGTCGACGGCAAGCACGTCGTAGTGGCCGGCCTCGACGGTGACCGATTTCGCCAACCCTTTGGCCAACTTCTTAGTCTCGTGCCCCTCGCCGACAAAATCACGAAAATCACCGCACTCTGCAAAATATGTGGAAAAGGTGGAAAGGCCATACCTGGCCTCTTCACCTACGGCACATTTCACTCGAATCACACGGTCCACGTCGGAGGCCCAGAGTTGTATATGCCCGTATGTCGTGAACACTACCTGGAACTCATTTATAGACAGCAACAAGGCCCGCCCGATGGCTCAGCCACCACGCAAGGGCCATCAGGAGACCACCCCACAAACTGTCTACTACAGCAAAAGTCACCGGGTATTGGTCAAAGGTGAACATCATAGTGAAGTCATATACTGCGTAGACGCATAACCCAGTCAGAAACGCCCGGGGTGCAGATATCTGCTGAGTCACTAAATAGCCCAGGGCTAGATATACCGGCACCCCGGCCAAGAATCGCGGATTCATTGAGCGACCCGCCTGGATGTCGCGAATAATCTCCTGCACCCAGGGCCCCTGCCCATAGAGCCAAGGAATATCTAAAATAGCAATTCCAAGGCCAATTACCAGGACCTTCAACAGTTCATTCATCTGTAAGTCGGCACGTTTTTTTACGATCCCCCCAGTCTAAGAAGAACTAGATGAGTTCTATCTCACTAGAAGCCTTCGATGGAAATCTGAAAGGAAAACTCAGCCAATGGATTCTGCCACCGAATAGTCCCTGTATACTTCCCGACGGATTTCAAGATCAGATCTTACATGGACCCACACCATTCCAGCATAACATACTGCTGACGACGAAACAAGAATCGAAAGCCTGGCTTATCGCCCATCCCTGGGACATGGTATTTACACCGGAACAACCCGCCGATTGGAGCCTCTTTCTCTCTATTGTCCAGCATCTCAAGCGCCGCACCCTCATTATGACCACTCCTAAATGCAAGGCACCCCAGGCACTATGGCAAAAACTCTCTCTTATACAGCCACAGGTCACATCGGCAGTGCTCACGCAACTGCAAGAGGATAATACGGCATATTGTATTCCAACTACAGTATTCTTTCCTAAATTGGACCATGTATCGGAGTCACAATTTTCATCGATGGTATCGACTCTACACAGTTCGATCACACCTTATATTCAATCACTAGACCTTCGGAGCATCTATCGAGAACTCCGAGGGGCTGGTGCTAGTCTTTGTATTTCTCTGACCGATTCGCGCTCAACAGTGTATCATTCTATGTGGTATTATCCTGAAGAAAATGGTGCCCTTCGACTCCATACATCAGAGGCAAGAATGATGCTGCGAACAGTTACAGAGCGGCTGGCTGAACCGAATTAACTTACTTACGGAATAACTTGAACGTGCCCTTCTTCGGCTTGAACCCCAGTTTGCGCAGGGTCTTGATCCGACGAAGACCGATCGCATGCTTCTTGCGGCTTACAATGCGACCCTTCTTTGTCTTCATCAGATCCTTCTTCACCAAGCCTCCGGGGGTATGTTTCGCACTCCCGTGCCACACCATCGCCTTCGAACCCACGGATGCAACTTTACGCGTCTGAGCCATTATACTCTATATCCATAAAAAAATAGGGTCGACAATATAGAATGTCCAGAGATCTTCTGGTTATAGGCATCATTGCAATCGTATGTTTAATCATCAGCCCCTTTTATAAGGAGTATAGGCCACCAGTCATTACACAGGCTGTCATAAATGCTAAAAAACCAGAAGATACAGAAGCGCCTGACTTATTCGCCGGGAAAAATGCCACTGTAATCGCATCAAAAACGAAACGGGTTGTATTTATGTGTGACACATTTTTACCAGGTTCTTTTGCCGGATCAGAAATTAGCGCCTATGAAACCGCGAAATATCTCCGAGACAGAGGTCACACCGTAGATATTATAGCGGACAAGCCGAAGGCGACCGAATATAACGGTATGAAACTACACAAATACAATCCGACAAATGAAGAGTGCCTGGCACTTATAAGAGATTGTGATGCAATTCTCTTCCAGATGGAAGACAAGCACTATAATTTTGAATTGGTTCAGAAGTTCAATAAGCCCTTGTATGTATCTATTCATGTTATGACGGGTTATGAATGGATCCTCACCCAGAAGGTATCGTTTCCAGTAGTAGTCATATACAATAGTCGAATGACCCAGGATTTACTCCCCACAATACACGACAATCTGAGAATGATTCCCTACGTCAATGTCAAACGCTTCAACGAATTGCGATCCTATACGGTCAATAATAACGCAGTGTGCCTCATCAACTGCAATGAAAATAAGGGTGCACTAGAATTCAACAAAATGGTAAAGCGTATGAAACATGTGAAATTTGTGGGAGTGAAAGGTGCTTATGCAAATCAGAAACTATTGGAACCATGCCCCGAAAATCTGGTATACATGGAAAACCAGAAAGATGTGCGCGTAGTCTTCAAGAAAATTGGGATCTTAGTTATGCCGTCCAAGAAAGAGACCTGGGGACGCACCGCCGTAGAAGCCATGGCTGCTGGAGTCCCCGTGATTCACAGCGAGGCTGCAGGGCTAGTAGAATCTGTGGGTGGTGCCGGCATACTATGCCAACGCGGTGATATAGATGCTTGGTGCGAGGCAATTGATCGTATTATACGTAATAGAGCGTATCGTGAGATCCTTCGGCAGAACGGGTTCGAGCGCATTAAAGATATTGAAGTCGAACAGAATCGGGGGCGACAGGAATTGGCTATGAAAATAGAGGCACAAGGCTAGGGATTATACATGTTAAGTCTAGGCGTTTTCCCATTTTCTATATCTTCAATCAGCGCAGCCATTTTTTCTGGTTTATAGACCCCTGCGAAATGGACCAAGAAATCCCCCTGCTCCCACAATGGTTCTCTATTCAGACCCATTATGTAAGCATTGAATCGCTTGTGTTGATTCGTAACATGTATCTTAGCCTGGTCGGCCTGATTTTCTTCTATTAGTTTGATCATCGCCATATTTTCCCACCAAATGTGGTATATGCAATCCGTTCGCTCATTCACTCGACGCCAGAAATCCCTACACCATGGCGTATTGCGCATCAAGATATTGCCGCTATTGACATGGTGACATGCATCGTAAATAAGGAGCATATCTTTATCTGCTGGCAACAATGGCAATACATGGTCCTCGACCCGTATTGTCTGATTTGTTATGAGAACATCTGCGTCACTCTGCCATACTAGTGCGCCCTCGGGAAGTTTGGATAGTTGGTCCATGATAAACGGGACCTTCGACCAGGCAATCGGGCGCCTACGATCCCACCATTCTTCACCGACCTGTATATAGGTATAGCCATGCTTAGACGCATAGAGTTGCTTGGATGCTAGCGCTTTCGCTAGTGATTGACGATAATCTTCGCCTATCGCTAGAGTAAGTATGGTCAGTGACATATTATATGATTACTCCTTGTAGTTTTTAGGCTGACGCTTTCTCAGATTATAGATGCGCACCTGCTTCAGGGTGGTTTTATAGCCTTCAGGATACGGCGCAATAATATTCATGAAATAGTACACAGCATACTCCACAGAATGCGTGAGTCGCTTATAGAGGGTCGATCTCTTTCTCGTTGTGCAGACAGTCAACATCTAAGATATAATTTTTTGTGGCCTTTAGACCTCCTCGGCCTCCTCTGCATTACGAGCAAACCAGTTATACTTACCCGGACTTACTCTTACTACAAACCGATACTTGTTAGAATACCTATAATGTCTGTTCAAGGCATATCTGATTCTCCAATTATAACGCCGCATAATACCCATTCGACCGAGATCATTTGTATCCAAGTGATATTTTCTATATATCCTATTTTCTATCATACGATACTTCCGTATTTCTGATTTATATGCCTTATATATATCTCCACTGTTTGATATCTTATATGCCCTATTTAAATCATGCTGTAATTGATTTAAATTGCACTCATGCTTTTTTATGACATCATTTTTCAACTTATTACGATATTTTCCACACTCATTTAATCTTTTTGTAATCATATTAATAGATCTTTTCAAATTCTTAATCTCCGCTTTAAACTCCTTATTATTTTTCACCGTATTGATCAAGGCCGCTTCCACACCTTCCCTTATATGTGTTCTGCGTGTAGATAATTGATTAATGATATGAGCCGTCTCTGATGCACACCCCTCTACAACACATCCGTCATGATATTCATGGTAATGTAGAAAGTAACAGACGGTATGATACTTATGACCACATAATAGTGTAGTGGTCGCATGCAATGACGTAGCATCCCACATCTTTCGACAGAGTCCACACATTTCCTCTGGATTCGAAAACGGCGTATCCATGTCTCTCACAATATTGTATTTTTCAATGTCTTCTTCACTAATCACCTCACGTCTCCCCCTAACATAGGGCGGTGGAACACTATTATAATCAGGCATAAGGTGCCCTAGCCACTTCTCCGCATCTTCTGGATACTTTTCCAAGTATGTCTCTAATGTGTTGACTGTCAAGCATTTATTTATTAAAACCAATTCCTCCATCGATATACTATATATAGATCCCAAGCATTTAGACCAACTCGACGTAAAAATTGAACTCAGTTTAGCCCAAGTAAACTACAAGCAATGGCGTTCGAGTATATCAAAAACAACGACGGTCACTATGTCTGCACTATTTGTAGTGTGGTGAAAAAGAACCAGAATACAATGCACTACCATATGCAAAAGCACGAAGGTTCTCGGCCATACAAGTGCCCTGATTGTGACATGACCTTTGTGCAAAAATATCCCCTTGAAATGCACAAAAAAATCGCACATTCGAAGGAAGAACCAACACTCAAGTGCCCATTTGAAGGCTGTGATCACACAGTCTTCAAAAAGGAGTATCTCCGTGTCCACATTGCGAGAAATCATCTGACTGACACTCTCAAACCGTGGATTATCAAGTCAGAGGATTCAACCCAGTATACATGCGACTGTTGTAAAAAGGTCTGTAAGTCGTATGCCGCTATCCTATATCATCTTATGGATCATGCCAAGCAGACAACTGATGCAGCCCTAAGAGCAAAACTTGAGATTATTTAGTTTGACCTCTGTTATGTCCATCGCCAGAAACCGTGCTGAACATGAGAGTTAGGCTATACAAATGGTAACCCAGGGCAGAAAACGTCAAGAGTAAGAGTAACTCGAATGCCGATCTAGGTGCCTCTTTTTTATAGTATCCAATCCACATCAGCAGCGGTGCTACTATGATAATGTGCACCAGGTTCACCCATAAACTTGAATCACCTGTTATCGATTTCTTATAGGCTTTATAGAGATGATACAACAGCATGGCCCCGGCGAGTCCAAGGAGCCCATTAAACACCGGTTCCGGCGTAGCGGCCCTCTGGACGCCTACATATATAAAAAAGGGGACGACTGCGACAATGTGGAAGAGCGACAAGAGAACGTGGTGATCCATTCCGCTCTACCTCCTTCTATACTCAAAGAAATGGAATCGAGTGAAAATACAACACATATATTCACGGATGGGGCATGCACAAACAATGGTCGGCGCAGCGCAAACGCCGCGTGGGCCTTCATCACCGTTGCAGGTAACGGCTATTCCATACTCAATAGGGGGTCTGGCCCCATACCCAAGTCCCAACAGCAGACCAATCAACGCGCCGAACTGATGGCTTTATTAATGGGCCTCGAGGCCGCAGAGAAATACCCGGGGTCGATAAAAATCTGGTCGGATAGCCAATATTCCATTAATTGCGCCTCCGTCTGGGGCCCCTCTTGGCGCAAAAGGGGTTGGGTGAAGCAAGGCGGGCCCATTCAACACCTGGATCTCATAAAACAATTGGTGGAGAAGACTGCACAGATGGGTCATAGGCTAGAATACAAATGGTTAAAGGGGCACAAGGGTGGCTCTGAACAATACCAATTTCCCTGGATGTTCAATCATCAAGTTGACGCCTTGGCTACTGCAGCCTTGGCATCTTCATGAAAGGCATCCAGAGCATGTGTCGCCTGGTCTATAGCGCATTGCACCCACGCCTGATTATAGGCCCATGATTCTCCACACATATATACGCCAGGCATAGACTCAGGGAGTGGTCTTACGGATGCCTTCGACACGCGATTGAAATCATAGTCGCCCGGAACCCAATAGGAACACCCGTCCGACCACGGATGGACTTTTACTAGAGTCGGATCCGGAATCCGTTTATCTGGAAATAGGGCACGAATCTGCTGCATGATTTCCTTGGTCAAGGCACTTACGGATTCTGCTTTGGCCTCTTTCTTTATCCAGTATTCGGCATCTTCACCGTCAGTATACGATATCATTATAACACCCTTTTTTGGGTCAATAGGTATCACATATCTTACTGGCTTCTGGCACACGAATTTCTGGAGGCCGTCAAACCAGATGGCACCATTTACACGCGGAAATACGGCGTATATACGAACCAGTGGGCGCATTTTAACCTGTTTTAGGATTGGCAGATCCTTGAAACAAGAGAGTTCCGCAACCGCGTCGCGAGTCAGGGCTACGATGACCTTTTTTGCCTTGATTGTCTGCTTATGGCGAACATGCACATCATAGTGACTTGGACCCTTCTTAATGTCGGTGGCTATGTATTCTCGCAAGAGTTTGATACCCGCCTTCATAATATCAGACTTCATAGCCCCGACAAGGGCAGAAAAACCCTCCTTTATTACGAAAAACCGCTCATTGTCGCCCAGTTCGTGATTCAGCGCTTCCAAGGCCTTATCGGCTCTCTGAGTATCGAATTCTGAGCGGTATTCATATCTGTCCGTAATTTGCTCTGTCAAGGCTTTTCCTGCGACTCCGCCAAGAATATCTTTCAAGGTCGATGTTCTCAGAGTTTTCGCTGGCAAGGTATCTAGACCAATATTATTTACGAGGGCCTCTATTTTCACAGATTCACAGATGTCGGGAGAGGGCCTCCAGTCAATGTGGTTTGATATGGGTATTTTAGTGAGACCATAGTGATCAATAAGTTTTGTAACGTGATGATGAGAATAGTGTATGCGGCCTGCACCGGCTTCCCATTGCAGACCAGTCTCCTTGTCACGATACGTATAGGTGCGGCCACCGATATATTTGTATTTCTCGAGAATGCAAATTTTCGGTCTTGGCGACAGTTTGCTGAGTTCTAATGCGCAATAGAGGCCGGCCATACCGGCGCCTATTATGCATATGTCGTATTCCATTCACTAATTATACAGTTGCTTTTGGTTTTGATCTAGATGCCCTCTTGAGACTGGCCTTCTTCAACTTATAGGCCTTTTCGATCGTGTCGGCAAGAAGGTCCTCTAACATTTTATGGGCCTTGCCGATTTTCTCCATCGGATCTTCCTCGTCAGGAATCTTATCGCCCGTAAATGGGTCATATAGTTTGGGGACCTCGACGCCTTTTGATGCGATTTCCATGTATTTTATATTTTCTGGATTATAGGTCAGACGCCTTCTGGTGCGCCCAGCCGTCTTGCGAACTCTGGATTTAGCGGTAGCCTTGAACTGTAAATGCCTGGGGCTACGTGGAGGCGAATTACTTGGGGGGGCTACAGGCACATGACCTTTTACATAAAATGTTCCGCCGGGGCTATATTCTCCAAACGTTGGTTGCTGGGGCTTCGGAGAGGGCGCTGGGGGATTAAATCCGACAGGAGATCCTGGTGCTGGTCTAGGAGCAACAGTGGCCCTTTTCTTTGATGTGCGAGATTTTTTTAGACTCATAACTGGCTGAGAGAGTGTAAGTTTAGAGAGGGCGTTGGCTGCAGCATTGGCCTTGGGGCTTTCGTTAGCCTTCGGGCTTCCATTGGCCTTCGGGCTTGCTTCAGCCTTCGGGCTTGCTTCAGCCTTCGGGCTTCCATTAGCCTTTGGTAGTGGATTACCCGATTTCAGCGCGTCGATTTTCGCCATCAATGCCTTGGCTCTCACATATCTCGGTTCCATATATTTGGGCAAAACACCCCCAGCCTCCTTCTTCTGAAAGAATCTGACCTTTTCCCTTACATCCTTCTCATTTTTTCTTGTATAAGAACCACTATTTACGCGACTTTCAATATTGGCCATAATATCTCCCCGCTTTGCTACTGCAGCCGCCCCTTCCATTCTACATGTATTGCATACTATAAAATTAATAAAGGAGTGCTTGGAGATTGTCAAAGATCTCTAGTGTTTTTGACGTCGTAAAAGAGCCAACTACCTTTCCATCTTTGATAACTACAAACGAAGGAATCTTTGTTAGACCGCAGTATCCCAAGGTAAACTCGTTCTCATCAATATCACACTTATACCACACAATGTCCTTGGGGGTAGAGGCCAATAAATTTGTGAAATCGATGCGCTTACAGGCCCCGCACCAAGGCGCCGTAAAATAGACTACGACCGCCTTTTCTGCAGGCAGCCCATTATCTTGCACGGGCTTCAGCAGGCTTTCGAACTGAATCTGATTCTGGAGGGGAATCATCTGTTCGCTCATCTCTAGTTTCATCAATTGTTTTACGAACCATATATAATACGTATCCAGAAAACGCCAAAAGAAGAACGCTGAAAATGACAACGGTGGATGAGACTGCCGGGCCATCCATCTTTATAGGCAAAATGGCGCCACCTAGTTGAATAGCATGTCTATGAGAAGCAGGTGTAGCCACAGCCCTCCACCTCGCAGGAATAGGGGCGCTCGCCCGTGTGCGTGCGGCCGTGCCGCTCGGGGTCGCCACGCTGCGCCGCCGTGTAGCCACAGCCCCCCACCTCGCAGGAGTAGAAGCAGGAGCAGGGGCAACAGCAGGAGCAGCAGGAGCAGCAGGAGCAGCAGGAGCAGCAGGAGCAACAGCAGGAGCAGCAGGAGCAGGGGCAACAGCAGGAGCAGCAGCAGCAGGGGCAGCAGCAGGGGCAGCAGCAGCAGGGGCAGCAGGGGCAGCAGCAGGGGC